GGATCTTTAGGAGAGTTTACAGTAGATTCTAATAGCAGAATAACACTTACATCAGCTCCTTTTCCTACTGGTGTTCGTGTAGGATTTAATTTTACACCTATATTAGAAACTATGCCAATAGATAAAGAAATAGACAGTGGGCCTTTGACTGGTCAGCCAAAAAGAGTTAATAAAGCTATAATAGATATATCTGGTGGTTTAGATATAACTATGAAAGCACAAGATTTGTCAGCAAAAGAATTAGTAATACAACAAGTAAACTTTACAGCTGGTACTGATTTATCAGCAGTAACAGATAAAAAAGAGTTTAATTTTTTAGGATATAGTAAAAGTCCAACAATTACTATTTCACAAAACGATCCTTTACCATTAAAGGTATTAGGAATAGCTATGGAGATACAGTTTGCATGAGTTCTGAGATAGGTACATTATTTGAATCATTTAAAGATGTAGATAGTTCTACATATTTTATTGCAGCTACTGGAGCAAGAACTGTTGGAGAAATAGCTAGTATACAATCTCAAAGAGCAGCTTTAGCAAGAGAAAATTATAGAGTAGAAACAGAAAGAAGATTAGCAAGACTAAAAGCAATAGAGGCAGAAAATGATAGACGAGATGTTGCTTTAGCAGAATTAGCACAAAACAAAGCATTTCAATCTACTGCTGGATATTATGATGATGGTATGAGTTTTTTAAATATTAATAAACAAGTAGAAAACAAAATGAATAAAGACATAGCTACTATTAGATTAATGGGTAATGCAGTAGATAATAAATTTACAAGTATGTTATTTGAAAATAATATGAAAGAAAAAGATTTAGTATTTGGTGGTTATACTTCTATTGCCATAGGATTAACAAATGGCATGGCGTTGTATAAATACAACAAAGACGGAAATAAACAACCAAACATAGATTTGAGTAAATATATAGGATAATGGCACTAACAACAGGTAAAAAACAAACATCAGTAACTCCTAGCTCTATGGCTAATAGAATGGGTGTAGTACCAGCATACGGTGGTGATTGGCTTGCAACAGCAAGTGATACACTTGGTAAAACTTTAGATTTACAAGCAAAAAGAGTAGCAACAATAGAAGAAGAAAAATGGAAAGCACAGTTTAGTATAGATACTTATAAAGCAATAAATGAATTTGCTATGGCAAAAAGAATTGATCCTAATGGATTTAATGAAACTGTTACTCCATATATTGAAGCATTAGTAGAAGCTGTACCT